TCGTTACCGTAGTCCCATCACTGCCGTAGAAGACAGTATCGGGAAAGTCGTTCTCTATGTAACCCTTAATGGTTATAAAAAGCGTTGAGTAGTCCATGATTACGCCATCGGGCCACGGGCCATACGACCTTTGGTCTGAGCTTTACCGCCACGCACTAGAATGCCAGAGGTCTTAACTTCGTTGTTCATCGAAGTGCTGACATTGCCGGTACTCATAACCCGGTTTTTAAGCTCACTCAAGTCTTTACCAGAACCGGGGTTGTTGCTAACAGTTACGGACTTGCCGGTCATTGTATGTGGCTTGGCGTAGGCAGAAGCTGGTTTGTTATCAGCCATTATTTGCCCCTCTGATTGTTTGCACGAGCCATGTTACGGCCTACAGCCTTCATAGACATTGACGTAACGCCACCCTTCTTCATGTTGTGTAAACGCTTCTCATGCCCTTTTACGCCCTTCATTACTTCTGTGTCGGCAATCTTCTTAACTTGTTTTGGATTCATTTAAATCTCCTAAGTAACCGCTATTGTAACCGTGCCAATACTAACCGTTAAAGCTAAGTTATTGGGGGTCAAAGCTGCATCAAACTGCCTAGAGCCACCTACCGGATTCCAGCCCCATTGGATGATTCTACTGCCACCACTTGCATACCCATCATTACCCACCCCTGAAGTCACGTAACTGTTATCAGGGCGGGGATTCCTGACAGCCTGTGGATCGTTAACCGGGTACATCCCAAGCTGCAATTGAGGCTGATCTTCTTCCCAACATTCTGGGCAAACCAAAATATTTACATTTTTGGTTTTAATTATTAGCGATCTTAACTCTTTTAATTTATAACGAAAGCCACACCGATCACATTCGGAAATTGCATTCCGGCCAGAAGCAAATGGTGTAGGCATTACATCACCATCATGTCTCTTGGAACAAACCTAACCGAAGCCTTTTCCCGATCTTCCGATGCCGCCATCTCAAACTGTTCTTGATACTCCGCTTTTAGCATCTGGATGCGGCCTTCCGCGCCGGGTATCTTCAAGGACAGATAATAAGACAATCCAGCCACCATACAAGGCATAAACCGAAACGGAATATCCTGCCCATTTATACCATTTCCAGCATCCTGCATCCGGCGCAAACGCCAGTAAACAAAGGTATATGTCTGGCTGTTATCCGGGCTAGGCCAGACGTTGATGTTGGGCGGGACGGTAGCGCCAGACGAGTCTGTAGCCCCTGTGAGGCGCTGTATCCATACTTGGATGGGTCTACCCGTCGCGTTCTTGTTGGGAATGGATGCGTAGGTGCTAACAGATATGCGGCTAATATTGATGTCGTTCTGGTTGGTGCTAGTCCCCGTGCGGATAACATGGTCAAGCAGGTCTACGGTATCTACCGGAAGATCGTATGTAATCGTCGGGGTTGGGGTGGTATATACCAGCGGTATACTGCCCTGCTCTATAGTCCACATATTGATGCCGCGATTCGCCCACTCCATCGTCAGCAGGTTCAGTGAGCGCCTAGCCGTCCGCATGTCGTAGCCGGAACGAAGCTCTGCTCCGCATCTCTCAAATGCCTCTTCAACCATCCCGTTTAGGTCTAGGTTAAAGTCGGTTGTATCTGTGGTCTTATAAGCCATGCTCTTCGTCAGCCATAATCTGATCTATTATTTCTTTGTTGTCTTCAGCACGGCATTCATCTATGAAGTCTTGATACCCACAATTACACGGGCCTTCTTTATTAAAAGCGCATGTGGTGGTATGTGTAAGTATGCTCATCACTTTTCCTTTCTATCTAAATCCTGCCGTTTTTCTGGCTATGCTCTTGGGCTGGGCTACAAACTGCTTACCCGCCGCCTTACCTTGCCGTTTAGCCCTTGTCGTTGCAGCGTATTCAGAGGAGGTTAAAGACTTAATTGCCTTCTCTGGTAGGTATCTTTCACCTGTCTTGGACGAGGGTTTGCCAGATTTAGTGCGCCATTTCTGGTCACCCCAATCTTTAAGGGATTGCTGTGGCGCTCTCAATCTTTATACCCTCCACCAGCAGCCTTGTAGCGTTTAGCCATAACTTGTGCCTTCCTCGCGCTCCACTGCCCAGCCCCGGTACCTACAATTGCCGCAGCCTTGACGCTATTGAAGATACGCTTACGAAGACCCGGTTTGGTGTAGTTACCAGCGGCATTTACTTTGGACTTTGTTTCCCCGCCCTGTTTAAACACCTTAACAGGCTCGTTCCCATCACGCTTCTTGATGAGCTTTGGCACTTTTGAGGGAGCTATGGCCCCCATCCCACGAGAGGCTCTCATTTAATACTCCAACTGTGCGTATTTCCTTGTTTATCAAACCCACCATTTTTAACTACGCTAAATAAAATTTTAGGCACTTGAAATGAGCGTATACGCAAACGTGTTAAATACTTGTTAGTGCATATTTTAAATATAACGTGATACCCAAGAAAGTTACCATTGTAGTAGTGATATATCTTACCGCTTGTAAAAGTAAAACGCATCTTAACCGCGAGTCTTGCCGCGTTGAGCAATACCGTCAGCACGGCGTGAAGCGGAGCTAACAGAGCCACCAGAAGCCATACGGATAATCGTGCCTTTGGTCTTGCCACGGGACTCAATACCACCGCCTTTGGCGTAAGCCATACCACCGCCCATCATCTTCTTCTGCATAAAAGCGGGTTTACCGTCTTTCATGGGCATACCTCCTTTAGAAAAACTACCTTTTTGAACCCTCAACATTTTGCTTCCGTTTTTACTTTCAGTAGGTGCGCGTATATCTGCCATATCTAATCCGGGTCTAACATCTTTTTCGTAATTACTTTTTGCCGCTTCATCGCGTCGTTTTTCTCTAGCTAAAGCTTCGCGGGTTAATTCAAAATCTTCAGCCAGTGATTCTTTTGTTGTTCTTTTTTTTGATTTTTTAGCAGCAGTTTTCTTAGGCGCAGCGTCGTACAAACCATGTGCGCGTCGGCTGTTTGGGTCTACTTGGTATGCGCTGTATTCATCACCATCTACAAAAGAACCGTCGTCACCAGCAAATTTACGCATTTTCATCATGCCACCTTTGTTAAAAGTCCTGCCTTTGTCAGCAGCATTGAAGTCTTTGCCAACAGATTGAGATACCCCAACTTTTTTAGCGAATGAGGGGTTATTAGCTATTGCTGCCATGAAACGATGCTGCTTCTTGGAGGAGGAAGGCATTAGCACTTCCAAGCCCGGAGGCTTTTGTTTATCCTGCTGTTTGGGTCGTTTGCTGTTTTTGATGAAGTCAGTTTGTTCTTCATGCCGGTCATCCGGGCACAGAATGACTTCTTGCGGCTACCACCTTCTGGCTGCGGTGCTTTAAGTCCCGGCTTACCGGGGTTAGCTGCGTTGTAAGAAGCCCTACCCTTGGCGTTTAAACCGCCTTTGGGGTTCTTACCTTCTTTACGAGTCCATGCTTGGCTCATACTTCCTCCCACACAGTCTTTGGATAGATAGAGTCTGTCTCTTCAACGGCATTACACTTATCACACACATGCGTAAACGGATTGGCTTTGTATTTAACACTAAACTTATGCCGAAACTCACCGCCGCAATCGCACCTCAAACGTTCTACTTTCCATGTAACCGGAGAAGTTTTAATTGAACTCACGCCGCATCACTCATGGTTTGATTTTTAATCATCGACGGATACAGAACGTCTTCACCAAAGTCACTCTTATGCTCAATCACACCCATGTGCCCTAGCTTGATAGTGGGGTCAACCCATACTTCAAACCCAGCTTCACGCGCACGATCACAGAAGAGAAAGTCTTCGCCAATCATGCCTTCTGGAGTTACCAAGAAGTCAAAAAAACTATAGAGCGTTTGCGGACTGCCGTTATCCATGTGTTTCCACTCAGGATGCAGTTCAGCCAACTTGGTAAAGACTTGCTTCTGGATCATCATAAAGCCAGTAGCCACACGGTAAGCCCTGACAAGGCCATCTTCATCCATCGTGACTTTGCCGCGAGAACCATTGATCCCATCACCGCCATCCAATGACAAGATATATGTAGCCGGTTCTTTACGAGCTAAATAAGCGCCAGCAACAACACCACGGGTTTGATTCCACCCCATCAAACGAATGACTGACTCAGGCTCAAACGTCATATCCGCGTCAATAAACATCAGGTGGTCACAATCAGACTCCAAGAACTGTTTGGCAATGACGTTACGCGCACGAGAGACAACAGAGCAACCACAGATGCTATTCACCTGTATATCAATCCCATGCCGCATCACCATCTGGCTGAGTTTCATAAGTGACAC